AACTGCAAAGGCTATCCTTTGACTGATAGTAAGGGAAAGCAAATATTTAATAAATTTGGTTCACCCATATTCGTAGACGTTCACCCTCCGACCGTTACAGGGCTTGCTTTGGCACTTGGCTTTAATAGCCGACAGAGTCTTTTAAACTATCAGGGAAAAGCAGAATTCATGGACACGATAACGCGCGCGAAAGCCAGAGTGGAACAGTATACAGAAGAAAGATTATTTGATCGTGACGGTTCAAATGGTGCTCAGTTCAGCTTGAGAAATAATTTTAAGGGATGGGATGCTGACAAGAAAAATGATGATTCTGGAGATGGAAAGATTACGATTGTGAATAATATTCCGAGGTCGGAGAAACAGAATGAATGAAAATCCGATTAATCTGAATGAAATTATAGCTCCAGCTTTTTACAATGTATTCTGGGATATTCTGGATGGCAAGCACACTTATTATGATTTGTATGGAGGACGTGGATCAACTAAATCATCTTTTGTAGGTGTTATGATTCCTTTCCAGATGATGCAAGATGCTATTAATGGATCAATAACTAATGCAGTCATATTCCGAAAAGTTGGAAATACACTCCGAGAATCTGTGTATGAACAGATAGCATGGGGAATTGATGCACTTGGAGTTAATGACTTGTGGGATACCAGTGTAAGCCCTATGCAGTACACTTATAAGCCTACTGGACAGAAAATCATATTCAGAGGACTGGACAAGGCAAAAAAGACTAAATCTATTAAAGCAAGCAAGGGATATTTCAAGTATCTCTGGTTCGAGGAACTTGACGAATTTTCTGGCATTGAAGAAATTCGTACAGTGCAGCAGTCAGTTCTTCGAGGTGGCAGTAAGTTTGTTGTATTTAAGACATTCAATCCGCCAATCAGCCGGAGCAACTGGGCGAATGTGTATGTAGAAGAGCCACGAGACGACAGCTACAGGCATAAGAGTGACTACAGATCAGTTCCTGTTGAATGGCTTGGTCAACAATTCCTTGATGATGCGGAGCATCTTAAAAAGACAAATCCAAGAGCCTATCAGCATGAATATCTTGGATTGCCTGTCGGACTCGGTACAAATATCTTTGAGTTGTTGGAAATCCGAACGATTCCAGACGAAGAAATTCAGAAGTATCAAAGTGTCTATCAGGGACAAGACTGGGGATGGTATCCGGATCCCAAAGCGTTTATCCGTGTGGCTTATGTACCTAATCAGGACAAAGTTATTCTGCTGGATGAGCTTGGCGGATGTAAAATTCGAAATACAGCAATGGCTAACCAGATAAAGAAAAAAGGATATGATGATTATTCAATATCTTGCGGAGTTGATGAAGAAGAAAGTATTATTGACTTCCGAGATGCAGGGCTTCCAGCACGTAGGGCCATTGTTACACCGGGAAGCCGCAAATATACATTTGAGTGGTTACAGTGCCGAACATTAGTCATTGATCCGGCACGAACACCTAGAGCATACAAGGAAATTATAAATTATGAACATGAAGTAGATAGCAATGGAGAAGTTATCGCAGATTATCCGGATGGTAACGATCACTGGATAGATTCTCTCAGGTATGCGACAAGTCCATTGTCAATGAGAAGAGGACATAGTGCATAATGGGACTTATAACAACACTAAAAAGGTGGTTTAACATGATATTCAAAAAACAAGCTGAAGAGGACTTCAATATCCAGGCAGCAGAATTTCCAGAAATGGAATCACTGATTAACCGGTGTGCGAACATCTACAGAGGTGCGCCGGAATGGTTAGATGATAAGAACAATATCAAGACGATTAATTTCGCGAAATCTGTCTGCTCAGAAACAGCTCGGCTCGCAACACTGGCGATCGGCATTCAGATAGACGGATCCGCAAGAGCTACGTGGCTGCAGGAGCAGATCGACAAGGTATATTTCCAGATTCGTCACTGGGTAGAATATGGCTGTGCCTATGGAACAGTATTCATCAAGCCAAACGGTGAGAGCCTTGACATATTCACTCCGGCAGATGTGATGATTGTGGACTATGATAATCAGGAAATTAAGGGGATTATATTCAAGGATTCTTACACTGTTGGTCGGAAATACTATACACGGCTTGAATATCATAGGTTTGTTGAGACCACCGTGGACGGCGTGACGACCTACCCGTACTACGTTTCTAACAGAGCCTATGTATCAAAATCCCCTCAATCAATCGGTGATAAAATTGACCTTAAACAAACCAAGTGGGCTGATCTTATGGCAGATACACCGCCGATTCTCAAAGCAAACGATGAGAAACTGGATGGACCATTGTACGGAGTACTGCGGACACCGCAGGCTAACAATGTGGATATTAGCACGCCACTGGGACTTCCGATATTTGCGGAAGCTATAGAAGAATTAAAAGACCTGGACATTGCATATAGCAGGAACGCAAAAGAAATCCTTGATTCTAAGCGGACCGCTCTAGTAGATGACAGATTGCTGATGCCAAGCGGCTCGCCTGTTTCCGCTATGACACCGCAGGCCATGGAGCACAGATGCAAAGAAATGAGCTTGCCGGATTATGTGAAAAATGTATTCGGACAGCTCGAGAAAGAGTTTTACCAAGAAATCAATCCGCAGCTCAACACAGATACCCGTATAGCTGGCATAAATGCTCTTTTAAGCCAGTTGGGATACAAGATTGGATTCTCCAACGGATACTTTGTTTTCAACGAATCTAGTGGCATTCAGACAGCTACAGGCGTAGAAGCGGAACAGCAGAGGACAGTCCAGTTCATTAAAGACGTTCGAGATAAACTGGAATCTTGTCTGGATGAAGTTATTTACGCATTGAATGTCTACGCTGACCTGTACGGACTTGCACCTGTCGGAGCTTATGAAGTCAATTATGATTTTGGAGACATCCTGTATGTGCGTGAAAACGACCGTGCAAGATGGTGGCAGTATGTGACAACTGGAAAAGTTCCGGCTTGGATGTATTTCGTAAAATTCGAGGGAATGACAGAGGAAGAAGCTAAAGCAATGATCAAAGAAGCTCAACCAGACGAACCAACATTATTCGGAGAGGAGTAAAAAGATGACAGATAAACCAGTAACGCGAGAAGAAAAGTACCTCGCATATCTGACAGGTGATTATACAGGAGAAATCCCAAAGCCGATCACAAGGAAAGAAAAGTACCTGTATAAACTCTGTATAGATGGAATCGGAACCAGCAAAGAAGCTATAGCAGAAGCAGTCCAGACATACCTGTCCGATAAGGGCGTTGGACTTAACGTGGATGCAGATGGCTATGTGAGCTTGAAAGCAACGGAGGTAAATAACAATGGCTGATACATTCAAGGGAATAATCACAGCAGATGGAAAAAAGAGACAGTTGCCTTATGGAAGTGTTCTTGAAACGCCCGTGTCTGATGAAACATTGTCCATACAGGGCGCTTTTGCGGATGCTAAAGTAGTAGGGAATAATTTTAAAAAAACAAAGACAGAAACTGATTCACTAAAGGAAGATTTAGGTGACTTAGAAAATCTAAAGTATAGAGAATTATATGATAATCTTTTTTATGATTTTTTTGCTATTGCCACTAATAAAAGCGGTAATATGACTGAATATGGGAATGCACAACATGTATTTATAAAGAATGCTTATTCAAACGGTGTCAAACTTGAAAGTGGAAATTATTTAGTTGCGTTCAAACTTACACATATCAGTTTAAAAAGACAGGATAATGTGGACGCACGCTTTATGCTTTGTATTATAGACGGTTGGAATAAAAAATATTTGGGAGATATTCAATATTATAATGGCGAAAAAGAGTTATTTGTTTATTCTGTTATAAATTTTACAAATGACAATAATATAAAAGTTTCCCCAGCTTTAATTTTAGATAGCGGCTTTGAGCCAAACTCCGAATATTCCTTTGATGTAGATACCATTGCTATCATAAAAAATAACACAAATGGATTACCGGAATCAATTTTGCATTATGGAAATCAGAAAATGTATCCTACTTTTGATATGTATGACAATCTATCTAATTTTAAAAATGCGTATATTCTGAATAAAAAATTGGTTGCTAATGACACAAGTGGAACATCCGATGTTTCGGCTCAATATACTGTTGCGAAGATGGGAAATACTGTAAATAAAATTATGTTAAAAGGTATTTTTGATACAAATACCACAATAGCTATTATTACAGAGCCTAACGGAATGACAAATGTTACAGATGTTACAAATAGGTCTATTCATGTTACGTTTAGTGCAAATGGCTGCTCGGTTGGTTATTTTGATAATAAAGCATTAACGAACATAAAAAATATATCTTGGGATGGAGACTATATAGGCAAAGAAGTAACTATTGGCTTTGAAATAAGTGGAAATGTTATTACAGTTTATCTGCCAAACGGAAACACTTTAACGGTAACTAACGAAAAATTAATATCTTGTGGTGGAAAATATGCTTTGTGGGAGCATTACATGGGAGGGCTTAATAAAAGGATTTTTCATTCTGCACAATTTACAAAAATTTATGCAGAGGATGCTGACGGAAATGTTCTTTGTGATGACTTTAACAGAGAAAATGGTAGCATTGGAATTTCTCCGCAAGGTTATGTTTATGCTCAATTTACAAATGAAAATCAAACTGGATGGTCATTTTAATTAACTAAAGAGGGCTTTAATTAACCATCAAAAGGGCCCAAACATGTACCACGACATTTAATGAAAGAGGTGATATATTATACTTAGTCCAGAATATTTACGCCGGATAACAGAGGGTAGTGAACAGATTGCGGAAGAATTGCATCAGTATATCATCTTTGAGATCGTGTCGAGAATGATGGCAAGAATCGGCAGAGGTGAGGATTATATTCTGACCAATGCCGATGCGTGGAGAATCAGAACGCTACAGGAATCTGGTGAGCTGCTAGAGGACATTCTGGCAGAATTATCCAAATACACCAAACGCGAACAGCAGGAACTTCTTGAAGCGTTTGAAGATGCTGGAATCACTGCAATGAATTATGATGACAAGATATACAAGGCGGCAGGATTAAGCCCTGTGCCGCTCGAACAGTCTCCAGCTATGATAAGGCTCATGGAACGGAATATGCTTGCGACTATGAGAGAGTGGAAGAACTTCACAAGAACAACTGCAAGTGCCGCTCAGGCGTTGTATATCAACCAGTGTGACCTTGCATACAATCATGTGATGACTGGGGCGGTTGGGTATACGCAAGCCATCAAAGAGGCGGTTAATAACGTTGTGAGTGATGGTGTTACGGTCACATATCCATCTGGCAGAAAAGATACAATTGAAACAGCAGTCGCACGTTCTGTCAGAACCGGCGTGGCTCAGGCTACGGGAGATATATCCTTAAAGCGCATGGAAGAAATGGACTGGGATTTAGTTCTGGTCAGTGCTCATATCGGAGCAAGGACGGGTGATGGCGGTGAGAATCCGGGAAATCACGCATGGTGGCAAGGAAAGATATACTCTCGTTCTGGCAAGAGCAAGAAATTTCCGCCGTTCTCATTGACCGGATACGGAACAGCAAGCGGACTGTCAGGAGTCAACTGTCGGCATAGCTTTGGGGCAAGTGACGGGGAATTTAATCCTTATGCAGAACTATCAGCACAGGATAAAGCCGACAAAGGTAAACAGTACGAAAAGGAACAGCGGCAACGTACTTACGAGCGAAGAATCCGAAAGGCAAAGAGAGAAGTCCTTGGAATGCAAGCGGCGGTTGATAACTGCAAGGACGAACAGGCAAAATTCGCATTACAGCAAGACCTTGACCGAAAGTCTTATCTTTTACAGAAACAAAATGCTGCATACAAAGATTACTGCAAGCGGAATGGCCTGAGAGAACTGCAAGACCGGCTCATGATCGCTAAGTGGAATCGTCAGAACGCCGCAAAAGCCAGAGGAGCGGCAAAGAGATATAAAACAGCAAAGGGGATTGACTGATGGACAGATGGGAATATTACAATCCGAATCCTGCCGGGAATCGAGTTGGAGATTGTGCTGTCCGGGCAATATGTAAAGCAACCGGGTTTGACTGGGAAACAGTATTCGCCGGATTAATGATACAGGCGTGTGCTCTGTCAGATATGCCGAGCGCAAATTATGTCTGGGGAGCGTACCTCTATAAGCATGGGTACAGACGCAAGCTGATTGAACAGTCAGAACGATATATCTATACAGTCAATGATTTCTGCGCAGACCATCCGACAGGCACATATATTCTCTGCATAGACGGTCATGTGGTGACAGCACAAGAGGGCAAATATTTCGATACATGGGATAGCGGTAATGAGATTCCAGTATATTACTGGGAAAAGGAGTAGCTAAATGAGCATATCAGAATTTGTACAGATTTTCCTCTCTATCTGCGGAGGGGTGTCTATTGTCGGAGGGGCGGCGGCTGTAATCTTTAAGTGGATAGCCCCGGCATTCCGACTCAATAAGCGAGTAGAGACACTGGAAGAACATGATAGACGAGATTATGAAAGTCTTCGGAGAATTGCAGAACGAGATTCATTAATTCTGGAAGTATTGTCGACCATGCTGGACAGTCAGATCAGCGGCAACAATGTGGAGGAATTAAAAAAAACAAAACAGAAGCTTACAAATTATCTTGCACAGAATCAACGTTAATTGCATTAATAAGGGGTATGCTCATGAAGTTATATGTATTCACTAAAAAAGATATAGACAGGTTCTTGACAGAGTGTAATTTTACACCGGATGAAGAAAAACTGTTCCGGCTGAGATGTAAGGAATATACGCTTGAGTACTGTGCTGAACAGATGAATGTGAGTATATCAACAATAAACAGACTTAGTAAACGGGTAAATAATAAAATAATAAAAGTTTGCTAAAAACAGTTACGAGTTGTATAATATAATTAGGGGATAGGTTTGGCCGCCGAAAAACGTAGAAATGCCTTGCTACGCTTCCCCCTATAACAATTCAAGGCGTATTACGAAAGGCGGTAATACTATATGAGAAAAGCAGAGGATTTAGCTGGTAAAAGATTTGGAAGTTTGGTAGCAATTTCAAGAGTGGAAAATTCTGGGACTAAAACCAGATGGTTATGTCGTTGCGATTGCGGAAATGAAGTTGTAACTTTTAGCACTCGTTTGAAATCAGGAACTAAAACTCACTGCGGTTGCAAGTCGAAAGGAAATATTACTGGAAAAAGATTTGGAAAATTAATCGCAATAAAGAGGGTCGGCAAAGATAAGTATGGGGAATTTTTATGGGAGTGTAAATGCGATTGCGGAAATCATAAAGTATGTACGTATCAGATGCTGACGCAAAACAAGGTAAAAAGTTGCGGTTGTTTAGTGAGTAGAAGAAACTTCACGCATGGATTATACGGAACTCGCATACGTGGAATCTATTATAAAATGTTAAATAGATGCAATTGCGAAACAAGCAAATCATATGATAACTATGGAGGTCGTGGAATAAAGGTTTGTAAAGAATGGTCAGGAGAAAAAGGGCTGATTAATTTTTACAAATGGTCTATGGACAATGGATATTCTGATGAGTTAAGTATAGACAGAATAGATGTAAATGGCGATTATTGTCCAGAGAATTGCAGATGGACGACACCACTTGTCCAACAAAACAATAGAAGAAATAATATAAATATAGAACATAATGGAGAATCGCATACGTTATCACAATGGTGCAGGATGGCTGGCGTTAATTACAAAACGGCATTAAGAAAATATCACAATAATGTACCGCTAGATATTATTTTGAAAGTTAAACGATAGTTTTATGGCAGGAAAATGAAATAGTTTTCCTGCTTTTTTTATGCAAAAATATAACCAGAAAGGTGGTGCATAAGATGGCATTATATAACAATCCTTATCAATATAGTTTTGGCGTTCCGGGGCAGATGAATCAGTTCCAGCAACAGCCTGTCCAGATGCCAGCTCAACCAGTACAGCAACCCCAGCAGAATAACAATGGCATCCTGTGGGTATCTGGCGAAGTTGGCGCAAAATCCTATCTAGTAGCGCCCGGGACAAGTGTTTTGCTGATGGACAGTGAGAGCGAAAAGTTCTACATAAAATCCACAGACGTTTCCGGTATGCCACAGCCATTACGGACGTTTGAATATCACGAGGTAGGCACTCAGATGCCGCCTAAACAGCCTGTTCAGAACATGGACAGTAAATACGTCACCAGACAGGAATATGATGATTTAAAGGGCAAATACGAAGCTATCATAAACCGATTAAATTCTTTTTCTGAACCTGTTAGGGCTAATACCGCACAGGAATCAGCGGTCAAGGGAGGAAACGCAGATGAGTAATCCATTATTCAATGCCCTCAGTGGTGGGATGCCGCAGGGAAACGGGCCAATGCAGATGATACAGCAGTTTATGCAGTTTAAACAGAATTTTAAGGGAGACCCAAAAGCAGAAGTTGAGAAGATGTTACAGTCTGGACGGATTTCTCAGCAACAGCTTAATCAGGTTCAGCAGATGGCAGGACAGTTTCAAAATCTGCTGAAGAATATGAGATAGTACATTACAATCTGGCCAGATTGATGTAAATACACAAAAAGGAGATTATAACTATGGATGGAAATTATAGCTTAGCAGATATTGCCGCTGCTACTGGAAACGGTAGAAATAACGACGGCATGTTTGGTGGAGATGGCAGCTGGTGGATTATTGTTTTATTCATTTTTGCTTTCTTCGGATGGGGGAACAACGGCTGGGGTAATAATGGCAACGGCGGCGGATATGTAGCCACAGCAGCTACTCAGGCAGATATTCAGAGAGGATTTGACAATTCTGCAGTAATCAGCAAACTTGACGGGATCAACAATGGACTCTGTGATGGATTCTATGCAGTGAACAATGGTATGCTTACCGGTTTTAACGGAATCAACACCAATATCATGCAGACCGGCTTCGGCATTCAGCAGGCAATTAATGCTGATACTGTAGCTAATATGCAGAACACAAACGCATTGCAGGCGCAGCTTGCGAACTGCTGTTGCGAAACCAGGGAAGCTATCCAGGGCGTAAACTACAATATGGCACAGAATACCTGTGCATTGCAGAACACCATGAACAGTAACACAAGAGACATTATCGACAGCCAGAATGCAGGAACAAGAGCAATTCTTGATTATCTTTGCAATGAAAAGATTTCTTCTCTTCAGGCTGAAAACAATGATCTCAGACGTGCTGCTTCTCAGGATCGCCAGAGTGCACTTCTCACAACTGCAATGGCTTCACAGACACAGCAGCTCATTAATGCGATCAATCCGGCACCGATCCCGGCATATCAGGTTCCTAACCCGAACACATATTACGGATGCGGATGCAACGCTGGATGTAATTGCTGATAACTTCATATCGAGAGTATCTTTCGATTGATTCGAATGTCGGCTTATGCCGTATTACACAGAGGGCAGGCTGGGACCTGTCCTTTTGTGGTATGAAAGGGGTAAAAATTATGGCAGAATTCACAAATGTAGCTGCTCAGACTGTAGCAGCAAATGGAAACGTAGTATTTTCAAACACAGCAGTTAAGGGTTCTAATTGCATTCAGCACAGAGAGGGAAGTGGAATTATTACACTGAGAGGAATGACTAACCAGTGCAAAGCAAGATTCTTTGTGGATTTTTCTGGTAATATCGCAATTCCAACAGGCGGTACTGTCGGAGCTATTTCTCTGGCTATTGCAATCTCTGGAGAACCTGTATTATCTTCTCAGATGATCTCCACACCGGCGGCAGTGGACCAGTACAATAATGTGTCCTCTGGTATCTATATTGATGTACCTCGCGGATGTTGTGTTAATATCGCAGTAGAGAATACAAGCGATCAGGCAATTTCTGTTGCGAACGCAAATATTGTCGTGACCAGAGAAGCATAGGAGGTGTGATTATGAGAGACATTAAAGACTTATGTGCAAGAATTGAAGACGAACTGTCCAAAATCGCTGACAGTGGGTTGACTACTGGAAATCTGGAAATGACATACAAGCTGATTGATATGTACAAAGATATAAAGAACACACAGTACTGGGACAAGAAAGTGGAGTATTACAACACGGTCCTTGATGAGATGCGTAGCGGATACAATGACGATTACAGCGAACGTGGAAGAAAGCGCGACAGCATGGGGAGGTACAGCGCAAATGATGGCAGAATGATGCCGGATTACGACCGGGGCAGTTCTTATGCCAGACGTGGTGAACATTATGTCAGAGGACATTACAGCCGCTCTGACGGACGAGATGCTTATGACGACTATATGACACAGAAACAGAGCTATCGTTCCGGCAAATCTGAGGACTGCAAAAGAAAGATGCTTGCCGCTCTGGAAGAACATCTTGACGAACTTACTACAGAAATGAGCGATATGTCCAAGGACGCGGAGTGCCGGGAGGAACGTGATCTTGTCAAGAGATACGTGGAAAAACTCCGGGATATGCTCTAAGTAGCTAAAACATGTACCACAACTTTTTGGAGGGTCTGTGGTAAAATGTATTCATAAGGAAGATTCGTAAGTGGTTGATACTACTTGACATAGACATTTTTTTCATTGACTCCTCCTTTCTTGGGTGCGTGTCCTTAATAGAAACAGGTTCGGACGGAATCTGGAGGTTGAAAAGCGAACGCAATTTCCGACACGTACCATTGCCGTTAGTGCATGGCGGCATACCTCCTTGTGAGCATATAACTGAATAGTGGAATCCAACCCGTGCAGAGGTGCGCGACCGTATAGGCGGTGTTGACGTAGCCCGAAACGTCTCGTGTTTAGGCATAGCACGTTAAATACCTTGCTAACCCGGGAATCCGGGTTAATGGAATATAGCTCAGTTGGTAGAGCATCTGACTGTTAATCAGAGTGTCACAGGTTCGATTCCTGTTATTCCAGTTACCCTGCCAGTGGTCTAACTGGCTTAATCCACTTACCTGCGGCGGCAGGTCAATAAACACGACCAGGAGGATATATATGCAGAAACTTATTGACACATTAAAATCATTTGGAATCGAGATCCCGGAGGACAAACAGGCAGATGTAAAGAAAGCACTCTCTGAGCATTACAAGAATGCTAAAGAAGTAGCGAAAACTCTGTTAAAAGTCGAGGGTGAACGTGATGACTGGAAAGAACGTGCTGAGACAGCAGAGGAAACCTTAAAAGGCTTTGATGGTATCGACCCGGCGAACATTCAGACAGAGCTTGCTGGATGGAAGAAGAAGGCTGAGGACGCAGAGAAAGAATTCAACGCAAAGATCTATGACCGCGATTTTTCAGACGCACTCAAAACAGCACTTGATGATGTTAAGTTTTCCAGTGAAGCGGCTAAGAAGTCTGTTATGGCGGACATCAAGGAAGCAGGATTGAAGCTGAAAGATGGCAAAATTCTTGGATTAAATGACCTGATTGAACAGATGAAACAGTCTGACGCATCCGCTTTTGTGGA